GAAAAATAATAGTGGTACTATTGGTAACAAAGGTGGTAGACCAAAGAAAGCAGATGAACTAAAATTAATTGAAAAGCTAGACAACCTTATAGATAATGATGAGGTAATTAAAACACTTGGCAAACAAATATTAAAAGGTGATAGTCGTGCTATGAGTTTATACTTTGGTTACAGATACGGTAAGCCAAAAGAAAGTGTAGACATAACCTCAACAGATGGGTTTAATATTAACTTTAAAGATATTATTAAATTTAAGTGATAGAAGTTGACCCAAAGTACAACCCTATCCAAACATCAGATGCAAGATATTATATTGTTACTGGTGGTCGTGGTTCGGGTAAATCGTATTCTATAAACTTGTTATTGTTGTTGCTCACTTTTGAAGCTGGGCATACAATTCTATTTACCAGGTTTACACTATCTTCTGCATACATTTCTATTATACCAGAATTTATAGATAAGATAGAAACACTAAACTTGCAAGATGCTTTTCATATAACAAAAGATGAGATACGAAATAAGCTATCTGGTAGCAAGATAATCTTCAAGGGTATCAAAACATCAAGTGGTGACCAAACAGCCAACCTAAAGTCTCTAACTAATGTTAGCACTTGGGTAATGGATGAAGCTGAAGAACTACAAGATGAAAACATCTTTGACAAGATAGATTTAAGTGTAAGAAACCTAAAACAAAAAAATAGGGTAATCTTAATTTTAAACCCAGTTACAAAAGAGCATTGGATATACAATAGGTTCTTTGAAGATAAAGGTGTACAGGCTGGTTCTAATGCAACCAAAGGAAATACAAACTATATACACACAACTTATTTAGATAACATAGAAAACCTATCTAAAAGCTATTTAGAGCAAATAGAAAACATCAAGAAACGTAGACCAGAGAAATACAAACATCAGATGCTAGGTGGATGGTTAGCAAAAGCAGAGGGAGTTATATTCTCAAATTGGAAGATAGGACAATTTAAAAAAGTAGGTGTTAGTGTGTTTGGTCAAGATTATGGATTTGCAGCAGATGAAAATACTTTAGTAGAAACCAACATTGATACCACAAACAAAATAATCTATTTAAAGGAATGCTTTTACTTGAAAGGTCTTACCACATCACAGATAGCAGAACTAAACCTTAAACACGCTAATAATAGTCTTATAGTGGGTGATAGTGCTGAACCAAGATTGCTACACGAATTAAAAGCAAAAGGTTGTAATGTAGTCAAGGCAATAAAAGGTCAAGGTTCAATAACCTATGGTATAGCTTTACTACAAGATTATGATTTGATAGTTGAAGAAAACAGTATCAACCTCATCAAAGAACTAAACAACTATTCCTGGTTAGAAAAAAAGTCTAAAACACCACAAGACAAATTCAATCATATTATAGATGCTATCAGATATGCAGTATCATATCAACTACAAAACCCAAATAGGGGTAATTACTTTATTTCCTAAAAGTTATTAAATTATTTGTTGGTATGTTATTTATTTGTATATTGCGGTATATTAATTTAACAAAACAGATATGAAAGAGATAATAAACAATTTAGAATATGTGATTGATGACATTGAAGCAAGGATATATAACAGCCTTGATAGAGATGAGGTATGTATGCTTACAAGAGCAAAGCAAGAAGCTACAGCAACACTTACTACATTAAAATACATCAATCAATAATGTATAGTGATTGTTGTGGTGCAGAAGCATCTTATTTAAGTGATGAATTATGCGGTGAGTGTTTAGAACACGCAGAGTTTAATGAATAAGCAAAAGGTGGGAGTTATCCGCTAACTTTAATACCTGGTCGTTGCGAGGTTACATAGGAGGCTACCCACTTTTTTTTAAAAACAAACAGATGAAGAAATTAATAAATAGAATTTTAGTAAAAAGAAGCATCAGACCATATAAGGTAATAGCTTTAAGCACTGGTGTAATTGTAGAACATTACCGCAATGGTAAATTAAAAACAGAATATTATGTATGATGATTATATAAATATAGGAAACCCAGCTTATGAACCAGAGTATGAATGTTCAGAATGTGGTGAACCAATGAACAAGCCAGGTGTTTGTTCTGGTGCTTGTCACGAAGCAAGTATGATTTAGTTAGTTAAGTTAGTTTTGAGTAAAAGGTGCATCAGAAATGGTGTACCTTTTTTTATTATATTTACTCTAGTATAAAAAACCATTTTAAAAACGTTATATAAGTATGAATATCAATATTACAATACCAACAGATTTAAGTGAAATAACTTTAAGGCAGTATAAACACTTTCTTAAAATACAGAAAACTGTAGATGATGAGAAGTTTTTAAGTGCTAAAATCATAGAGATATTTTGTGGTGTAAATCTTCAAGAAGTAATGCAGATTAAATTTAATGATAGTGAGTTTATTGTTGATACACTTACAGAAATGTTTGAACAAAAACCTAACTTGGTATCAAAGTTTAAACTAAACAACAAAGAGTATGGTTTTCATCCACAGCTTGATGATTTAACTTTAGGTGAGTATATAGATTTAGATACATTTATTGGTGATTGGGAAAACATAGAAAAAGCTATGGCAGTATTATACAGACCAATAGTAAACAAACTAAAAGACAAATACACAGTAGAAGATTACAAAGTTGGTAGAGATGCAGATATGTTAGATATGCCTATGGATGCAGTCTTGTCATCAATTTTTTTTTTGTGGAATTTAGGTCTAGACTTGTCGAAAGCTATGATGAGTTATTTGGACAAGGAGGAAGTACAAGCCTTGACGCAGTTTCTCAATTCACAACCAAATGGGGGTGGTATAACTCAATTTACGGACTTGCTCAAGGAGACATTACACGATATGAAAATATCACTAAACTAAATGTACACGAATGTTTTATGATGTTATCCTTTATGAAAGACAAGGCAGAAGTAGAAGCAAAAAGAATTAAACAAAATTTTAAATGAGCAATCAAGGAGTAAGAGGGTTTTACCAATTAACCTCAACAATAGAAGAACAACTACTATCAGATGTAAATACTAACACAGTATCTATTGGTGATATAAGCAAAGTAAACTTAAACAAGCAAGACATATTTCCATTGGCACATATGATTGTTAATAGTGTAAGTGTTGAAGAAAACGTGTTGAGGTTTAACATAAGCATACTAGCTTGTGATATTGTAGACCAATCAAAGGACAAGACAACCGATAGGTTTACTGGCAATGATAATGAGCAAGATATTTTAAACACGCAGCTATCGGTCTTAAATAGGCTTATACAGAGATTAAGAATGGGTACACTACACCAAGACTTGTACCAACTAGATGGTAATGCTAGTTTAATACCTTTCAATGATAGGTTTGAAAATCAACTTGCTGGATGGGCAGCAGATATGGATATACTAATTTACAATGATATATACATTTGCTAATGACTTTTAAAAACGTAGATGAGGTTGTAAATAAATATGGTAAGTATGTTGTTCAGCAATCTAAATCAAATCTAACCAAAGATAAAAAAGGTGGTGGTGATTTATATAATTCTGTAAGTTATAAGATAGAGAAAAGCCAGGATGATTTTTTGTTAGAATTTCTAATGGAAGATTATGGTGCATTTGTAGATAGAGGTGTAAAGGGTAAAACATCAACATACCCAGAAACAAGTGCAGCACTATCAAAGTTTCAGTATGGAAGTGGCACTGGTCCAAAGGGTGGGTTAACAAAAGGTATTAGAAAATGGCTACAAAAGAAAAGGTTTCAATTTAGAGACAAGAAAGGTAGATTTATGAGTTATGAAAGTATGACTTTTTTAATATCAAGAAGCATATACAACAAAGGTTTAAAAGCAAATCTATTCTTTACAAAGCCATTTGAAGCTGGACTAAAAAGATTACCAGATGATTTAATAAAAGGGTTTGCATTAGACATAGAAGATGGTATAATATTAGGAACAAAATAATATGGATTGGACATTAGAGATAGCATTTCATTTTCCTCACAATAGGTTTGCACTAGGTTGGGAATTTATAGATGCAGATAAAAAATACACTTACAAGACTATAAAACTTTATTTGTTTATAGCTACACTAACACTAGATTATTAAGATGGCAAATTTAGCATTAAGAAACCCACAATTTAAATTCATAGTAGCAAGTGCATCTGCAAAGTCTGTCGAATGTTCTGTTACTATTGACGGAACATTAAGGTATACACTTATAAAAAACCTACCCACTATCTTAACTGGTACACAAACAATTAATTTTGATATTGCTGAACTAGCAAGAGATTATATTGAGATTACATACCAAAGTAATTATGTGCCACAAACAGTTTCTATTTCAACAGTAATAAAAAGCTACACATTAATAAATGGTGGTGGTACACCTATTGATAGTGCCAGTTATACTGATGTAGGGTTTGAAGCTTATGGTTTTTTTACGGAGGGTGTAAACCCAGAAGTACCATTTGGCAGAAGTAAACCAACTTACTTAATA